TCCCCAACCGCGAACGCGGCGGACGGCGCGGCCAAGGCATCTGCGGCACTTTCCCGTTCGATGCTCGAGCAGGAAATGGAGAACGTGAAGGCGGGCGTCGACGCCTTCAAAGCCGGCACGCTGGAACGTCTCCAGGCCCTGCAGGACTACGCCAAGCTCGCCAAGAAGTTCTATGGCGCTGATACCGTGGACACGGTCGTGAAGGCGAATCAGGCCGCGGAATCGGCGCAGCGTGAGTACACCGAACATTCGGCCGATCTCATGCGCCAGGCAACCCAGACACAGCTCCGGGAAAATCAGCGTGTGCTCGACGACCGCAAGCGCGTCATCGAACTGGGCATCGCGGATAACGGGCGCTATTTCGAGGAGTACGCGCGCAACGTCCAGGAGCAGGAGCGGCTCGACAAGCAGCGCTACGACAACAAGCTGCGGATGATCCACTCGGAGATCGAGGAGGACGGCAAGATTCTGGAGGAGATGCAGCGCAACTCCGCGCAGCAGGCGAAGCTCTGGAAGACGGCGATTGGAGAGATTGAGGGCGCAGAGGGCTCGTTCATCTCGGACATGATCAGCCGCCGGCGCAGCATGTCGCAGTCACTCCTGCAGATCGGCGGTGAGCTCCTGACGAAGGAACTGACCAACGATGCGAAAGCGCTGACCACGCGACTCCTGCTACGGCGCTCCGAGGAGGGCCAGACCCGCGCCATGGAAGAGGGCGGATTTCTCTACCACGCGCTATTTCAGAACCAGAAGGCGGCCGCGACAATTACGAGCGAGGCCGCCCAGACGTCCGCAACGATCGCCGGCGCGGCGGCACGCACCTCGGCCACGGCGGCGGCCGCCAGCGTGGCGCACGCCCAGTCCGCAGCGATCGGCGGCAAGACGGTGCTCCAGGATGCGGCGAAGGCCTTCAGCGGTACCTACTCGAGCGTCGCCCAGATCCCCTATGTCGGTTGGATCCTGGCACCGGCGGCGGCCGCGGCGGCCTACGCAGCGGTGGCGGCCTATGAGGGCCTCGCGTCCTTGGACACGGGCGCCATGAATCTGTCGACGGACGGCATGTACAAGCTTCACAAGGGCGAGGCGGTCGTGCCGCGGCCCTACGCTGAGGAGGCCCGCCGCAGCGGCACCATGCCGGGTATGGGCGGTGGAGGGGGCAAGGGCGGCGGTGACACCCACAACTACGGACCGGTCACGGTCGCGGATACCAGCATGCGGAGCCTTCTGGCGAACCGATCGAATCAGCGCGCGGTCTTCCAGTCCCTGGCGACCATGGCCCGGCGGGGAGCGCGATGAGCGGCATGGTGTTCCCCGACTACTACGTCGGGAAGCTCTTCCCGCCGCGCAAGTCGGTTCTGGGATCCCGCAAGCGCCAGTCCGCCCTCTCGGGTAAACGATCGACTATCAGCTACCGCGCCTATCCCCTCTACCAGTGGGAGGTTTCATTCGACTCCGGGAACGGCGGCGTGCTCCGGGACGATATCGTCCGGGCGAACTACGTTGCCTACTCCCAGGCGGCGGATCAGTGGACCGCCTCGAACACCGGTAGCGGGCTGCTCCCCAAGGTGTTCACCAACGGGATCCAGGCCCCGGATGGCACCTGGACAGGCGACCAGGTGTTCCTGAATAAGGGCACCGGCTCGGCCGGCACGGATGTCTCGCAGCTGATGGCGCCCTCGGCGGCCGCGCGGGCAGTCGGCTCGATGTTCACCTATTCGGTGTGGCTGCGGACGCTGGATGGAAGTACAGCCGTCGTGGCGCTCCCAAAATCGGCGGGTGGGAACTTCCTGTGCACCGTGACGCCCGTTTGGCAGCGCTTCTCGTTCTCTCAGGCTATTACGGCGGCAATCGCCGGCAGCGCCGCGGACTTTGTGGGTCCCGCACTCATCGGCGGCGCCGGCACCGCGAATTACGCGAACCTCGGGGTCTGGGGCGCGCAGATCGAACCCGGACAGTTCGCCGGCGCCTACGTCCGCACCTTCGGCGCTGCGGTTCAGCACGGCGACCTGAAATCGCTATTCGGCTTCTACAGCGCCATGGTCACGGCTGCGGATACGTTCCTGTTCATGGATCCGGACTTCAACAGCGTTCAGAACCACCTCTTCGGGCTCGGGACCGGCGGTCAGACCGTCTACCAGCTCATGGCGACCTACAACGGTGGCAATCAGTATCCGGGACCCTATGGACAGACGGGTGTTCCGGAATTGATACAGAACCTAATATCCTCGCCCCCTGAGATCCGCGTCGACCGTGGGTATGGGGCGCTCGAACGCCTGGGCGCCGCGAGTTACACGAATCTGTGCCTGCAGTCCCAGACGCTCGCGAATGCGGCCTGGACGAAGGACGCGACAGGCACTGGGAGCGCGCCCACAGTCACCGCGACCTTCGCGGCCGGGCCCGATGGCACTACGACCGCCACTCGGGTGCAGTTCAATCGCGGCGCCGGCGTCACCGCGGGCGATGCCAGCCGGATCCATCAGGCCGTCTCGGTCAGCGCCGGCATCTACACCGGCAGCATCTGGCTGAAGCTCAATGCGGGAACCAGCGCTTCGCTCGTGCTGATCACCGGGGATGGGGCCGGTAGTGTCGCCCCCACCTCGCAGACGATCACGGTCACGAACGCATGGCAACGGTTCCAGCTCACCAGCCAGGACGCCTCGACCACCTACGTATGGGTGCAGCTCGAGGGCGACGTCGGCGCCGCATCGACCGTCGACGTACTGGCCTGGGGCGGACAGATAATCGCCGGCGTCAACGCCATGAAATATCTCCCGACCGTCGGCAGCACCGCGAGCGCCACGGACTACTCCATCAGCGCGGTCGGGCTGATCACCTTTACCTCGGCGCCAGTCTTGAACCTGCCGCTCATGTGGACCGGATCGTTCTACTACCGGTGCGAGTTCTCAGACGATCAGCTCGATTTCGCGGAGTTTATGAACCACCTGTGGGACCTGAAGACGCTCGCGCTCGAGCAGATCTTCCTGTGAAGAACTTCTCCGTTGCGAGCCTCGCCATCCAGGCCACCGGCCAGTACATCAAATACGAGCTCTGGGACATCACGCTGCTGTCCGGCCAGGTGCTGCACTTCACCTCGGGCGAGGTCGCGCTCCCCAGCGTGCTGATCTCCTTGCCGGGCGGCCTCACGGACGGGCCGTTTTCTTATCAAACCGGCATGACACTGGTCCGGGACAAGCTCACGCAGAAGGCGGGCACGGAGGCGGGTTCCGTCAAGCTCGCGATGATCCCGCAGGCCGACTCGCCGAACGCGCCGATCCTGTTCGGCGGCTACGATATTCGCCAGGCCGCGCGCTTTCACTTCCTCGACGGCGCGACAGCGCGCATGTCCAAGGCGTTCTTTAACCACCCGATTTACACCGGCGGGCAGCTCGATACGTCACCCGGTGCGGGCGGCTATTTTCTGGGAACCATTCAGGGTGGCGAGGCGGATCGGTTCTTCGTCGACGTCACGATCGAGGACCACATGAGCCTGCTCGGCATTCAGCAGATGCCGCGCGCATTAGTCTCGGTCGGCTGCCATCACCAGGTCTACGATCCAGGCTGCGGTCTCCTGCGATCGGCGCTCACGGTCTCCGGCGCGATCGCCACGGTCGGCGACGCGTCGCACTTCACGACCAATCTGAGCCAGGCGGATCACTACTTCGAGCTCGGCGGGATGAAGATGACCAGTGGCGCGGCCAACGGGCAGTCGGCGACGGTGCTCACGCACGCGCACGCGAGCGGCGCGGTCTCCATCGGCTATCCGTTCTCAGCGCTCCCCGTGCCCGGCGACACCTTCACCGTCTATCCCGGATGCGACCGCCAGCAGTTGGGCGGCTGCACGAAGCTCGCGAACCTCGCGCGCTTCGGCGGGGTTCCGTACGCGCCGGACCCGGCCACCATCCTGGACGGGGGCACCGATACGCCGCCCCGTCAGGCCCGCGGCTCGACCGCCGGCCAGATCATCGGCAGCCCCGCCACGAGCCGCGATACCTACGGACCCTACAAAACATGAAGACGCCGGACCCGAGCGCACCGATCGCGAGCAATCAGCCCGGCTACTTCGAGATCCTCGAGGGCGCCGGCGACAGCGGCTGGTACTTCCGGTGTCGCTGTCCCTGCGGCTGCCAATATCCGGATATCGTTCCGCTACAGCGCATGGGCGACTCTCCAAATCGCAGCGGCGTCTATTGGGTATGGGACGGCAATCTCTCGCATCCAACGATCACTCCATCCTTCCGACGCCACACGCCTTGTCGCGTTCACTTCAGCCTCACGCGAGGCATATATGAAATTCACCCCGACGGCGCGCCAGGTGCTCCGAATCTCTACCAGGCGCCGCCGTGAGCGGTCTTCGCGTCGCCACGCGCGAGGACGTCGTCCGCGAGGCGCTCTCCTGGATCGGTACCCCGTTCCACGATTGCGCGTGTCTTAAAGGTGTCGGCACTGACTGTCTGCATTTCGCGATCGCGGTCTATGCCGCCGTGGGGATGATCGAATACTTCGAGCCGCCGCAATACTCGCCGCAGTGGTTCGTGCACAAGGATGAGCCGCTGTTCCTCGAGGGCATCCGGCGTTACGCGCACGAGGTGGAGAAACCCCTGCCGGGAGACCTGCAGATGTTCAACTTCGGCCGCCACGCAGCGCACTGCGCCCTCACCGTCGACGACCGCACGATCGTGCACGCGTACAAGCCCGCGCGCGCCGTGGTGAAGGACGATCCGCGACCGTTGATCCACCGGCGGCACAGTGTCTGGAGTCTGTTCGTATGAGCGGTCTATTCGGCGGCGGCGGCAACAATTCGATCAAACAGGAGATCTACGCCGGGATCCAGGTGTCGACGAGCCAGTACGGGCAGGCGGTGCCCTATCTGCGCGGCCGGCGGCGCGTGCCACTCATGCTCGCCTGGTATGGCAGCTTCAAGGGCACGGAGAGCGATGCGAGCGGAGGCAAGGGCGGTGGCGGCAGCGGTCAGAAGACCTGGAATTACACGACTGCCTTCATCGGGCTCCTGACACGCGGGCCGATCGACGGAATCGCCCGGATCTGGCACGACAAGGCCATGATTGATCTCGGCAGCGAGAGCGCGAATCTCGCCGAGGAGAACATGGCGCTCAGTCTCGGGGGCGCGGCCTTCACCGGTTCGATCACGGGAACGGCTCTCACCGTCTCGGGCGTCGTGGGCCTCATCCAAATTGGCGCCGTGCTCAGCGGCGCGAACGTCATACCCGGCACGACCATCACGGCTGGGTCGGGAACCACGTGGACGGTCAGCCCGACGCAATCAGCGCCCTCGAGCTTCATGTCCTCCAGTCAGCTGGTCTGGTCGGGCTATCCCGCCGGCACGCCGGCCGGCGAGCAGATCGTCTATGACGGGTTTAGCTACGTCGCCTCATCGCTATATGACCTCGGCTCGTCGGCTTCCATGCCCAATCTCACCGTGGAAGCGGTGTCGGGCGGATTCAGCGATGCACACGGCATGTTCGATGCCGATCTCTCGGCGGTGCTGATCGAGTACCTGACCGATCCGCTCAAAGGCGCGGGCTTTCAGGGGCGGATCCAGACTCTGCAGGGCCCGACGGACACCTGGCAGGCGTACCTAATGAGCCTCGGCCTGCTCGGCAGTCCGTACGAGGACACCCAACGCGCCGCGACGGATCTGCTTAAAGAGCTCATGGACAGCACGAACTCCCAGTGCTTCTGCAGCGTCGGGACGCTGAATGTGAAACCCCTCGCGGTGAAGGCGGTGTCGGCCACGACCGCGGACGGCAGCAATTGGTCCTACACGCCCGACCTCACGCCGGTGTTCGATTTCAACGACGACCACTATTGCCCGAATCCCGGCGAGGCACCCGTCAAGCTGATCCCGAAGTTCCTGCACGAGACACACAACGCGGTGAATGTCGAGTACGTGGACCGCGCGAACGAATACGTGCCTCACCCGGTGAACTGCTCGGTCAACGATGGGCTGGGCGGGATCGCGCTCACCGGCATCCGCCTGATGTCGACGCTGACCTGGCACCACTACACCAACCCGCAGGCAGCGCACCTGGCCGGGATGCTCTATCTGCTCGCGGATCTGTACGAAAACAACCGGTACCTGTTCCGGACGCGCCAGGACTTCTCCAAGGCCGAGCCGCTCGATTACGTCAACGTCTCGGATTCAAAGCTCGGGCTCGTCTCGCAGCTCTGCCGCATCGAGGAGATGGAAGATGATCGCGAGGGTGAGGATTACCTCACATTCACGGTCGTGGAGATCGCGGGCATCGCGCGCTCCGCCCCCCAGTACAACTGGAACTCCGCGGCGGGTTACGTGGCGAACTATGCGACCGCACCGGGCTCGGTGCTCGCGCCGCAGATTTTCGTCATGCCGCCGGCCCCCGCCGCCCTGGTCGGCGGGATCACGCTCGGCATCGCGGTCGGGCCCGGAGCCTCGTCGACCAACTGGCTGGGTTGCAGCGTATGGGTCAGCCTCGACGGCACCAACTACCTGCTCGACGGCATGATCCCGGGCCCCGCTCTCTATGGGACGATCGGCAACAGTCCCGCCGCAGGGACGGCGGACCCGGACGTCACGAACACGGTCCGCGCCGTGCTCAACAACAACACGCTTCAGATCCTAACCTCAGTCACGCACACCGATGCGGACAACGCACGCTCGCTGATCCTGGTCGGGTCGGGATCGACTGCCGAGGTCCTGGCCTACGGCGCGGCGTCGCTGGTCTCGGCGGGTACGTACGATCTCAGCTACTTGCACCGCGGGCTGTATGGCTCCGTCAATCAGGCGCACACCTCGGGCGTGCCCTTCGTGCGGCTCGACAGCAAAATCTACCAGAAGGCATTCGAACCGGGACAAGCCGGCCAGACCGTCTATTTTAAGTTCACCTCGTTCAACACCTGGCAGAAGGCCGAGGAGGACCTTTCCGGGGTCACTGCGTACTCGTACACGATCCCGGCGGCGCTGACGGTCGACGGCAGCGCGCGGTGGGTGCCGCAGGGCACGACGGTCGGTATCAGCGCGGATGGAGAGACCGTCTACAAGAGCAACGGCACGGCGGCCTGGGATTCCGCAGCCTACGGTAAGCAGGCGTACCTGAATGGATCCTATGTCTCGTTCCGGGCGGGTGCCGGTCATTCGATGGTGGGCTTTTCGACGACGCCTGCCTCGACGGCCGACTACCACAGCATCAATTTCGGGATTGAGGTCGACATCGCCACCGGGAACATGTGGCGTTGGATCTCGGCGACTTCGGACAATGCGCAGATGTCCTCGGGGACCATCACGCCGGCGAACGTCTTCGAGATGCGTTACGACGGGATCACCATGCGCTGGTTCCTGGACGGCGTTCTGTTCTATGCCATCCGGGCGCCAGGTCTAATCCTCTACCCGAAGGTGTGTCTGTACGCCGCCTCGACGGTGGTCGGCTCGCTCACCCTGGGACCTGCGACCGCGAACAACATCGTCGGTGGGAATTACCTGTCCACGATGCCCTGGGTCATCGGGTCCGCCCAGGTCAACCAGGGCAACTATCAAGCCATCAATGCGGGCGCCGCCGGGTCGGGCATCGTGCTCGCGGGCGCCGGCGGCAATCCGAAAGGACCCTACGGCAGCACGGAGGCGCTCTGGTACACGATCGGTAACGCCGTCAATAACGCGGACGGCGGATGGAACAACACGGGCGATATTCAGGGCATCGACCCGTCGAAGACCTATCGCAGTTGTGTCTGGATGTACTACACCTACTCGGGCTCGCTGAGCGGACGGTTCTTCTTCGGCTGCGACGACAATGGGGCCACCAAGGACCTGAACGGCACCCTAGACCTCAATCCCTATTTTGTAAGCGGGTTACTCGGGTCGCTGACCGTCAACAGATGGTATCTCCTCGTCGGGTTCATTCACGGCTCGGGATACGGGACGAGCCCGGCTGGGCTCGGTGGCGTCTACGATCCAGTGACCGGGGCGCAGGTGCTCAGCGCGACCGAATTCAAAATGGCCGCAGGCGTCACGTTCCAGAAGCAACGCGCGTATCAGTACTACACGACCACCGCTGGCGTTCAGGTCTACTTCGCGCGGCCGCGCTTTGAGGAGGTCAACGGCTCGGAGCCATCGCTCGCGCTCCTGCTCTCGCCCAACGGTGAGCTGGCCTATCTCGACCAGGTCGATACGCCCAACGTCGTCAACAACGCGATCAGTCAGATCGGATCGAACACCAACGCGGCCGCCTCGACCGCGAGCTGCGGGCCCAGCGGGAGCGCGGATCAGGATGCGGTTTCGTTCACCATCATCACCACGGGCGCCCCCGTGGGCATCGACATTTCCACGACGGTCACCATCACGAACAGCGGCAACAACGGCGGGGCGGCGGCCTGGATCACCGTGCAGCGAGACGGGACGGACATCGGCACGGCGAAGTGGGACGGGGCCGGGGCCTACCACGCGGCGTCCTATACCGCCTTTTCGGAGGGCGTCAGCCTCAACGTCATTGACGCGCCCGCTCTGGGCTCCCACGTCTATACGCTGCATCTCCACGTTCAGGGCTCCGGCACGAGTGGCACGTTTGCCATGACCGCAACGAACTCGAGCATCAAGGTCCGGGAGTACAAAAAGTGAGGATCATTCGGTTCTACCACCGCGCCACGGGCCTCCTGACGCCCAACACGCTGATCGTCTCCGACGACCGTATGATCGAGCCCAACACGCCGGCGGACCATTGTCCGATCGACGAGTCTCAGGGCCGCGCATGGGACCATCTCTCGCAGCGCGTCGCGGTGGAGGAATCGCCCGACGCCGGAACCGGCCTACACCGAATCGTGGACTGGCAGCCGTTCGCACCGTCGGCCGATCATGAGTGGCACGCCGAGTCGAAACGCTGGCGATTGAACGCGGCGACGCAAATGCATATGCAGTTACGCGCGGGCGCTCCTATGCGGCGTCGGCAGCTTATCGAGTGGCAGCACGATCACATCCGAAAGCTCGTTCTGGATCCGCAGAACGCGGACGCCCGCACGGCCCTCGCGCACATCGACCAGGAGCTCACGGAGCTCCAGCCGCTACTCGACTAGCAGGTGCGCTGGGTGCAGGGCTTGTGGCCCTGATTCGCTGCGGGATCGTTCTGCTGGTGATCGCCGTGCCCATTCGCCTCAGCGGTGGCCGCGATACTCCCCACGACGAGGCCGCCCGCAATGGCCGTGACGACGGGGTGCCGTTCGGCGAACTGACCGAGGGCGGCGCAGCCCGAGAGGATGAGCGCCAGACAAAAAGTCACGGTAATCTTGATGCAGGTCATTGTCGTTTGCTCCTCGAAAGCAAAGGATGTGGCCGGAAGGTTCGGCCCCTGCCCCTCTCGGGAGAAGGGGGCGGGGGTCGGGCCGACGATACCAATAGTCGGGGGAGGTCGTCCACGCATGGAAACGGGAGAAGGAACGCTTCCCGAGTTGAAACCGCCCTCGGACGGCCTATGGATACTCGCGCGGTTCACGGGCGTGGTCGCGCACATCATGGCTCTCGAGGCGAACTTCTCGAAACGATTCACCGGCTTAGGAGCGATGATCCTGGCGCTGGAAGGCCGGCTGACGCGCCTGTTCAATCGGCCGCACGGGCCGCCGCCGGCCAACTATCCCTCGTACGAGTCGGAACGTTATGTCTACCATAATCACGAAGGCGGCGGCCCGAAGTCCTCCGACAACCGGCCGCTCCTGGTCGTCGCGGTGGGTATTTTCGGGATCATCTTGAGCATCGTGGGAAGCGCATGGAAACTATCGAACGACCTGAGCCAGTTCCGGGGAGAGATGCTTCAGTGGCAGATCGATACGGAAAAGAACATCACGCGGATGCAGCAGGAAATCGACCGTCTCCTGCGCCCGCCGCCGCGCCCGTAATGCACCCGGAGCCGCATCACAACGACGACCACGGGCAAAAGGCGAGCGAACACGGCCACATCACCAATCAGACGATCAACCTCGGCGGCCCGACGCTCGCCGTCGTCGTGGCCCTGGTCGCGGTGGTCTTCGCGTGTGGGATCGTGATGGGCATCGATATCTCGGACCGGCACGCTTACTCGCGGGAATTCGATCGTCGGGCCGCTCAGAGTCAGCGCGAGGACGACCAGCGCGCCGCCGCACTCACGGCCGTGATGAGGGACCTGGACCGTCAGTATCGGATGACGGAATTAAAGCTCGACGACTGGACCGTCGTGGCGCACCGCTCGGGACTCGTCCTACCGAGCGATTACGCCCGGGGTCCGCAAGGCAATCTGGATGCGGAAAGCTTCCGCAAGGGGAAATGAATGAACACGATTCGACAGCTCTCTCAGCAGCAACAGGGCGCCGGCGGCGTCATCCAGCAGAACGCGGCCGTCCGCACGGCCGTCAACGATTCTTCGATCTATACCGCGTTGAACGCGACGTGTCGGGCGCACGTCGACGGGATCACCGCCAAGGCGCTCGGAGATTGGTCCGAGTCTGACTATGCCTACATGGTGAGCATGCTGACCGTCGCGCGGCACTGCTGAGCGAGAGAACGCCGTCATGTCAGACAGTGGATCGGTGATCGTCCAGAACCTGCGGCCCATCCTGACGGATCCAGCCGTCGCGGGATCCCTCTCGATGGGGCGCCGTCTCCGTCAGGACGCCATCCTCGGACTCCCCGAGCATGCGTGGACCTACGACGACGTCCAGTTTCTCCTGCGGTGCGTGAGCGAGGCGCACGATCTCAACGAGAGCACGGTCCTTCCCGTGCTGCGGCCGCGGCTGCGGCCCATGCTGGCGGACCCGATGGTGACCGGTACGGTCGGGCCCGCTCGTCGAGTTCGCCTGGCCGCGACGCTCGTTGTGCCGGAGGCTTCGTGGTCGCATGAGGATGTGCAGTTCCTCCTGCGGTGTATCAGCGACGCGCTCGATTTCGACTGAACGGAGATCACTGCAGTGGTGGGATGTTGAGGTGGAAGTATTAACCTGGGCGATCGGTCTCCTGGTCGTTATCCAGATAACGATCATGGGCGTTGTCGCCAAGGCCCTCTGGGAGCACATCGTAAAATGCGGCCGCGTAGGAGAGACCCTCGGGTCGATGGCGAGCGATATCCGGCGTATCGTTTCCGACGTCGGCGATCACGGCAGCGGACTGCGCGGCCGCGTGCATAAGCAGCGCGGGCAAATCGGGATGCTGGTGGGCCAGATCGACGAGTTACGCGAGAAGGCGGGTCTACGGCCGCTGAACCTGGCCGATTCCTTCCGGAAGGACCTGGATTGAGTCTCACCAACGCCGTCAGTTTCGTCCTCCACATCCTCGAGACCGGCGAGCTCACGGACCGGCCCGACGACCCTGGCGGTCTCACGCGCTGGGGGATCGCGCTCAACGAGCACCCGGAGCTCACCCGGGACGACATCATCAACATGACCCCGGAACGTGCCGGGAGCCTCTTCACGGCGCGCTACTGGCCGGCTGGCGCCGATGGGCTGCCGTCACAGTGCGCTACGCCCCTCCTGGCCGCTTCGGTGCTTCAGGGCCCGCACGCGGCGGTCGAGGCCCTGCAGCACGCGCTCGGCGTGTCCGCGGATGGTCAGCTCGGCGCGCTCACGCAGTCAGCGGCGCTAAAAGCCTGCCTCGTGGACCAGAAAGACTTCATGGCTCGCTGGGTCTCCGAGCAGGTGCGGCAGCTCCGAGCGGGCAAAGCCTGGGATGCCGACGGCGTCGGCTGGGTGCATCGCATCGCGCTCGCTGCCCTACAGGACCTGTGAAGAGCTATGCGCTCCCCGCCCTCGAGCCGGAGTTCCTCCGGCGCGTTGACGACCTGATCAACGACTTGCGCAATTTGGCAAGTTGATCCGAATGCTTGACTGGCCGCAGGCTGTGGTCAGCTTGAGCGGCGACTGGCTTGTGGGGCATGCTTCCCCTTCCGGCGGCGGCTCGATCCAAAACGGGGGACCTCGTGCCCAAAGTACTCGGGAGCAATCTCACGCACCGTAAGGCGCGCAGCGCGCAGGTCGGTCTGTCCTTCTACGTGCTGACGATCTTCTTTGTCGTCATCATCCTGGTCGGACTGGGCTATCTGAAGATGGAGGTTCTCCACGTCGTCGAGGGCGTGGTGACCATCGTGATTTCGTTCTGGTTCATGCGTCAGCGCACGAGCGTCGACGAGGATCACCTCGGCGTGGCTGCTCCGGCCCCCGCTGCTCCGGCCCCCGCTGCTCCGGCCCCCGCTGCTCCGGCCCCCGCCGCCCCGGTGCACGCAAACCCTATCCAGCCGGCAGGTCCGGCAACCTGAAGGAGTCGTTTATGCCTAATTTGAATACACCCTTCGTCCTGAAGGTCCTGATCGACCTGGTCGTCGGTCGCGAGATCACCAAGGACGGCCCCGATAAGGTCCAGGCGAATGCCACTACCGCGATCGCGGTCGCCCTGGCGGTCTCCGCGGCGGTCGATGATCCCGTCTCGGGTATCGCGGCCATCGATGCGGTTCTGTCTCAGAAGGAGACCGACCCGGCGAAGGTGGCGGCACTGCAGACGCTGATCACCTGGACGGGCGCTCGCATCGCGGCCCTGCAGGCGCTCGGGAGCGGACTGATTATCTCGACCCTCATCGGCGAGCAGATCAAGGCGGCCTGCGCGGAAGCCATCTCGGTCGCGCAGAAGTACCTGCCGGCCTCGGGACCCGCGCCTGCGGCGGGTGCACCGCAGGCCGTGGCTGGGTAGACTTCCCGCGCCATAGTTGATTACTCCCTGAAGCTAGCCGGGGGTCCCTCGCGGGCTCCCGGCTTTTTTATGCCCCCACTCGGAGGATCCCCCCATGCCTAAACTCGGCCGCCGGCCTCGCGCCTACAATCCTGCGATCCCCCACCTCTCTGCGCTCCTCGCGGGCAAACGTCGCTCACTCGCCCCGCCGCCCGCGGTCGTCGACTACACCGCGACGCTGCCGACGGACCTCACCATGATGGGGAACGACCGCCTCGGCGACTGCACCTGTGCCGCGCTCGGTCACGCGCTCCAGGTGTGGACCGCGAACGCGAATCCACCGATCGACACGGAGCCGGAACAGAACATTATTGCGCTGTACGCGGGTGCCTGCGGCTACAAGCCCAGTGATACCTCGACCGACCAGGGCGGCGTCGAGCAGGACGTCCTGACCTACGCCATGTTGAGTGGCATTCCGATCAACGACGGCGCGGCGCGGCATCGCGTCGTGGCGTTCGTGGAGGTCGATCCCAGCAACATCGCGGACGTGAAGATGACGATCGCCGACTGCGGCGTCGCGTATATCGGCTTCGACATCCCGGATTACGCCATGGCGTCAATCGGGCAGCTCTGGGACGTACTACCCGGGAAGGCCAAGATGGTGGGCGGCCACGCCGTCGTACTCGCGGGCTACGACACCGTCGGCCCGACCTGCATCACCTGGGGGCGCGCCTGCAAAAGATGACCTGGGCGTTTTTCGAGGCGTTCACGGAGGAGTGCTACGCGATCGCGGATTACGACTGGGTGAGCTCGAAGGGCACCAGCCCGGCCGGGCTTTCCCTGCCGGCGCTCGAGGATCTGATGCAGGCGCTCCGCGTCACATCCTAATCCCCACTTCCCCCCACTCCGCCGTGCGGCAGGGACGCCCCGGACGGCGCCAGCTCGGCTGAGCTCTCTCGCGGCGGATTCTTCGGATCTCATCAGCCACGGTGTTCACTCGTTTCAGTTCCGGCGAGCGCCTTTCCGCTCGGCTCGAACGGGTCATCTGCCAGCCGCGGCGGCCATTCCGCCTCGGTGATGTCGTGGTCCTCCTCGAACTTCTCGAGTAGTTGAGCGAGACCCGTTGCCTCTCTGGCCGCGTCATAATCCCGCAGCGTCAGGTAGCACTGCGACAGGGTAATGAACTGATCGCGCATGGCGAGGACCGCCTCTCGTGCGCATATTTTCGTCTCTGCTGCCGGGTTGGTTGCCATTCTGGGTAAAGCCTATTTCGTCGGAAGAGGATCGCCAGAAGCCCTCGTCCTGGCGACCCCCGGGGTTTTTAGGGCATCGACTCCGCGGTTTTCAGAGCGCAGAGCGCATTCGCCGCGTTGGCCGCAGCTTGAGAGAATTTTAGGGCGTCGTCGGCCTTCGCTGCCTCAGCAGCCTTGTTGATCAGACTCGTTACCTTCTCGCTGCCGGTATCTCGCGCTACAGAGCGCAGTTGGAATGCAGCGCCTAACCCCGCCTCAACTGCCTCCTGTGCAGAGAACGAATCAAGATGACCGGCCTCGTCCAGAAACGGACGGAAAGCCCGAAGACACGCCGTAACCATCTCGCTGGTCACGGCACTGCCTCCACGCTCATTTTTTCCGCTACTCACTTTCTCGGTACTCATTGGGTTTTATCTCCAACAGGGTATCGCCGGGTTTTTCTGGGCTGCCGCCGCCCCGACGTAGACGGCAACGGGAGGGGCGCCGTGACGGCTGGCCTAGCCTGCTCACGGCCCTTATGGACTGCCTCCAAGCCCATGACGCTGGCCCTGGTGGGGTTCCTTGCCTCAGCGCCCTTGGCGGCCGACGCTGGCGGATTCATAACCCCGGGCACGGGTGTATATACGTTTGACGCGCGCGCGATCGCTTCGGTGCACTCCGCGCATCTTGGCCGTCGAATGAGGTGCGCTCTCTCGCTCCGCCAGCCGACCTGCACCTTCCGGGTGCACATCGTTAGAGGCGCCGAGACCCCATTGCGGCACTGAATGGCGTGCGCGTGGCTCCCGAAGATCGGGACAGCCCACCGATAGCGCGATGCGTCAGCCATCCGGACGCCTTTTGAATTCCGCGTTATAGCGCTCGAGCTCGTCCAGCAGCGTCTCGTATAGCCGCCTTCGCTGCTGTACCGTCGCTCGCTGAGCATCCCCGCCCGTGATCAGCTCGAGCATCGAGGCGGCGCCGGCGTAGAAAGCACTCCGCATTAGCTTGCGCTGGAATACCGGAGTCTCAACGGCGAGGCTGCCGGCCTGGAACTGCTGCCACTCCAGACCCAGCGTTCGAGTCTCGGCCATGGCCTACCCCTTCACGATGTTACGCTTCATGTCGACCTGCGCTCGGTAGCCGCCCTCCTCCTTGGTCAGAAATCCCATGCTCGTCAACGCGGCACACTGCTCATAGATGCGGACCGAGCTGCTGCGATAGTCCCACCGCCGTTTCAGTTCCTTATGGATCACGTTGGCCGAGACGATGTCGTCGACGAATCCTTCCTGGATGAGCTTTGCCACCATCCCGCGAGCGGTTTTAATGTCGACCTCGATGATTTCGGTCACCTCCTCAATCCGGAGCTCGGGCTTCGTCACGAGCACCTTCAGGATGCTCGGTGCCTCCTTCGTGAGCCGCGCCTTGAATCGCTGATACAGCGTCTCCTCGTCGAGGGTTCCCGGGGAGTCCAATTGTCCAGACCGTGAGGTCGCAATCCGCGTCGCCCCGCCGTCTGTCGACAATCCGGCCCCGGCCGGAAGTGCGCGGTTTTCCAGCGCCTGCTCGAGCAGCTCCGTGATCCGGTCCAATTTCTTCAGCGCCTCGCTACTCATAAGGTCGTCGTCCTCCGTGGAGAGTGATTTCTGTTTTTTGACGGTGCCAACCTGCTCGGCCCAGGGGCGCACCGCGGCCGTCATCTTTTTGCCGTTGCTCTCGATCATCGTCGCCAGCGCTCCGGTCTCGCGAGGAACGTCAACCTTGATCCGGCCACGCCGATCAGGCGTCCCGGAGAACGTGATAAATCCGCCCTTCGAGCAGGCCACCGTGATGGCGTCCTTTTCCGTCATCCATGCCGGCTGCACATAGGTCTTGATGACATGCTCGCCGTAGCACGCATAGAACTGGCCCTTTTGGAGCCGCGCCACGTCGCCCGGCCTGGGCTTCGCGACGCCTGCGGGAATATTCTTGAGCACGCGCTCGATCTCGTTCGCCTCGCGCTGCACGCCGAGGAGCCACACCGGGCAGGAGCGCAATACCTCCTTGTCCACGCCGCCGATGTCTTGGCTATCGAGCCAGACGTAGTTACGCAGGCCGGCGCCCTTGCGGATGAGCTCCACGGCGGCGAGCTTCACCGGCGAGCCGCGGCCTTGCGGCAGGAACTCCCAGGCCTCGGGGATGATCGTCACCGCCCCATCGGCGTGTTCATAAATCCATTCGATGACCGAGCGCATCACGAGCGCCTGCAGCTCCGGCGGGAACTGGTCTCGCTTCGAGAGGTCCAGGACGTTCAGCCCGGGGAGCAGTGTCAGCGAGGTCGCAAAGCGCACCGCCGCGATCCGCGGGACGACGATCTCGAGATACTCGTTCAGCGTCAGGTAGACGTCGGCCGACAGCCCTTTCGCCTTCTCCATCAGAGACAGCACGTTGCGATGGACGTCGGCCAACGTGCGCGCGCCCTTGCTGGCGCGGATGATCCAGGCCCGCTCAAATTTGAGCTTTTCCCTCATAGTGGCCTCGAGCACTGAGGACACGAACTGCCAGTCAGCCCGCTCGCGGAAGTAGGGCGCCAGCCGCCGGCCGGCGCTGAAGGACTTCTCTCCACGCTTCGTGACAAAGGCCACGGCCGGCAGATTCGCGCGGGCTATCAGCGCCTCGAGGGTGGTCGTCTTGCCCGCCTCCTGCGTCTGGCCGGTGACCACCATGTGACGCAGCGGGATCTCGACCGGCTTGCCGGTTCCAACCTCGAATCCCAGATGCACGCCGCAGAACTCGTGGCGGTTCATGCGCCCAGCTCAAAATCGGGAGCGCGCTCGAAGGCGACGGCCCAGACCCAGGGATTCTCGTTCCACGCGCCCTTGCCGTTGATCTGGTCCCAGAGAGAGATATAAGACTGCCGCGCGGTCGCGGCGCAGATCGCCTTGCCGAGATGCTTGTTGTAGAGCTTCCAGCCGTGCTCGTCGTGCTCGACACCCTCGGCGACTGACTGCTCCTCGGTAATCTCATGGAGCCGCTTGATCCGGACGCGCGTGACTTTAAGCGTAATGCGCGATGCCCACCGCGGCATGTGGATTGAAGAGCGCCACTTCGTCGTCGCCCACTCCGCTTCCGAAACAGAGGCTGCGAACCGGACATCCTTGGGACCCGTGGCTTCGCTCATGAATTCCGTCGCCTCCTTCCACGTCTCCCGGACCCAGAGGCGGTCGCCCTCGACCCCATAGGGGCACCGGAACCAATCGCCCAGAAAACTCGCCTCGTCGAAATCCGCACTGTCGAGCCAGCACCATTGCCCATTCGCTTCGTCCCGGATCGACCAGATGACGCCGGCGTCGCGGGCCTTGGCTGGCGGCTGCGGTTTGATCACGCGCCGGGTCTGCCCCTTCCGGCCCTCGAGAATGCCTCGGACCATGGACCCGGAAAAAAGGATGGGGTGGGCGACCGGCTTTCGCGCCATCGAGCCGAGCGCAACCTGGAGTGCGGGCTGTGCGGGATAGTTCACAGGCCGAACAGCAACTGACCGACGGTCCGCAGATATCGGTTCCAGATCCAGCTCTCGCCCAGCCACACGAGGTGAGCCAGAAGGATGGCCACCTGAATCGCCACGACGAGGGCGAGCGGCAGGAAGAGGCGGCGGCGTTTAACCACCGGTCGATCGAACTGGCGCCGCATGCCGACGACGGGCGCGGCCGATTGAGAGGCTGGGCGGCTTGCCGTGAATCGAATCATGGTGATCCCCTTTCAGCGTGAACTCGACGAATCGAACCGCCTCGCCCGACTTGACCTGGTCCGGGTCGAAGGCGAGGACGCGCCACCCGAGGCAGGCCCCCAGGTTTCGCTTCAGCATGTTGCGCAGGATCGTGGTCGGGTGCGCGTGCGCGCCCTGGATCCAGATCCCGCCGTCGACCTCGACGGCCAGGCGTTGGGTCACGAACGCGATATCCCAGCGGTGCTCCCGCTCGAACGGTCGTGCGAAAAAGTGCTCCGTCTCGAACGCGATGAGCCCGATGCTGCGCAGTTGAAAGCACAGCAGGTGCTTCGCGGACTGGTCCTGCGCCTGGGGCTTCCCGACCTGGAGCCGGAGACCGCGTCTCATGACAGGTTTCCCCGGCCGACGTGGAACATCCGCAGGTGGTCGGACCCGGCCAGCAGCGCATCGTCTTCGGCGCCCCGCTCAGCCCACCAGCCACAGCGACAATTCACTAACCAATATGGCGGGTTGCCATATTCGTTGACCCGGAGACCGCCAGGATCCTTGTGTAGCTCCGCGTGCATTCCGCCTAGCCGTGCAGCGTCCTCCCATTTAGGAACTGAATCGGCCCACCACCCGCAGTGACACCGCGGCTCCCACCAACCACCATCCACGCATTTGAGGGTGATCCCGGTCGCCAGTTTTTTGGCTTGCTGATGCGCAGGCTGTCGCCTCGCCTCGGTGGCGGCATCGTTCGCAGCGATCCGTTCTCGGGCCCGCCGCGCCCAGTCGTCCATGCTCTGAACCGTGGCGAGCCCGACGCCGTAGCCGAGGGCAACCATTGCATAGATAAGGCCCGCGACGAATCCCAGCAGCCCGAGGAGAAGGAAAATGGGGACGAGAACATAACCCCAGGCGAGGGGGATCGTGATCGCGGGCTTTTCCATCTTCAGGTCCTCGAGGAGTTGTTTCGCGCTCATGCGTCCATCTTCGTCATGCGGTAGCTCCTGCAGTCGCAGCCCGGGACATCGCAGGGACCGGTGCCCGCGAAATGCTTGACGGTGCCGTGGTCGCAGCGCCCGCAGTGCCCGGGGCCGCCCTTTTTCGCTGGGCCGCCGGCCGCCTCGGCGGGCACGGGATCCGTCCTGGTCTGCTCGTCGATTTCCTTCTGGGTCACGAGGTTCGACTTCACGAGCATCTCTTTCAGACTCTCGAGAAACCCGAGGACCATCTCCCGCGCGGCACCGGTATTCCCCTCGTGTCGCAGCGCAAGGCACAGATTCCCGTGCACGGCCAGCCAGGTGATCGCGTCGGATTCGAGGCCGAAGCGCCGATCCGCGTTGCTCAGATTCATCCGCCGCTCCTGGGCGGGGCCGAGGGCACCACGCCGTCACTGACATGCAGCCCGGAAAATGCTAGGGCGATGACCGCGAGCAGCTCGGCCGGCGGGATGTGCATCGGGATCGGCAGGGCGCCGCGCCCTTCCCGCGCCGTATTCAGCCGCTGCCGCAGTTCCGCCTGGGCCTTGAGGCTGCGGAGCCAGGCGCAAACGGTAGGCTTGGGGATGGCGGCCTGGCCGGGCACGAGGTGCGCCCGGCCGGACCTGCCGTCGAAGTGAAGGATGCCATCCGGCTTCACGACTTCTTCCCCCCGCGCTTCTTGCGGGCGGCCGCCGCGATCCGACGTCCCATTTCCGACAGATCACCCTGCTCGCCGCTGACGGCCTTGGGCGGCTCCTCATCCTTGTCATCATCGCGCTCGCTGTCATCCTCCTCCTCATCCTCGAGCGGCAGTTGGGGCTGGGCGCCGTAATGCTCGATTTCCAGCTCGACCTCGATTTCCTGGTTCAGCCGCGCGAACAGGTTCTCCATCACCGGATGGCTCTCGTCGAGGTCCGGCACGCACTGTAGCTGCACATCCCACCAACTGAGTCCGCCGCTATTGCGCTGCACGCGCACCTTGGAGAGCTTGGCGTCGATCACGCGCAACTGGCGGCGACCCAGGAACAGCGTCGCCACCACGCCGGTGACCTTCCCTTTGAATACGATGTCACCGATGGTCTGCCCCCAGCGCGGCTCGTCGGGGTTCTTCTTCTTGCTGATGTAGAGATGCTTGTACGCCTGGTCATCCAGCATGACCTCACAGAGCTCCTCCTTCGTGAGGGCAATCCGGCCCAGCGGGATATCGAGGGCCGTGACATCGGCGGCCCCGTGCTTTTGCGTGCGGGTGTTGATCGCGGGGCCCAGCTTGGCCGTGCGACGTTCGAGTTTGAGCATCAAAGTGTCTCCTGGTGGGTTCGATAGTTTCCCCCGCGGTCGGCGGACGTCAGTCGGTGCGCCTCGCGTTGGGCTTGCCTGATGGCGGTGACAAATAACTCGACCGCGGTGTCGCTTGAAAGACCGGCTCGGTGGACGACGACCTGGTTGCGGCTTGCGCTGATTTCGAACGGACCCTGCGGCTCGTGGACATCACCGAGCACGCCCGGCCGACTCTCGAAGTCGGTTGCGAACATCACCACCTCGCCGTCCATGATGGTATGTCGTGTCCGGCGCTCGGCGATTCTCGCCAGGCGCCCATCCACCCCGACGAGCGTACCGTCCGCATTGATCTGGACATCTCGAGGGTGGACCCGGACCTTCTGCCCGTTGACGATCTTCCAGAAGCAATTCCCGAAAATCCGGAGATCCTCAGCGAGTTCCGCCTCGATCTCGGCGCTCATTTCACGCCCCGTCGTCGACGCCAGCGCCGCTCGCCGTCGGTGAGATCGCGCCGGGCCTGGGTCAATTGCGCGTGAAGGCGTCGATTCTCGTCACGGAGCTTGCCCAGCTCCATCTGGAGGACGTCGACGGATAGGTCCGGTGATGTTGCTACTGCTGAGGCGCCCCACTGCCGACGTCCTTCCGCATCGACCGGTATGAATGGCTCGTTGGAAGAAGAAGACACGGCGTTGTCGGGCTCGGAATCGAGATCCTCTTCGATCGCCTCAATCCTCGCCAGGATGGCACTGAACTGTTTGTTCGTGCGGCGGCTGGCTTCCTTCACCTCGGCAGCGAGGAGCAGGAAGTCGACTTTTGCGGGGGGTAGAGGGTTGATCTTTTTCGCGTGCCGGCGCGGTTTAGTCATCGAACAGGTCTCCTTGCGGTGGTTCACCGGAGCTTCTCCCCGGGCTGCGCCCGGTGAGACCGCCCTGCGGTGGGGATGATGGGTGGTACTGGGAACGAGGCGGAGCGACCCGCGGCAGCTTCTTGGCCGCGGCCAGCTCCTGATTGATCTTGCAGCGCTTCCAGTGAGGACGGGCGTCATCGGCATTCACCGCGAAGTTCCGGCTCTCACCTCGGACGATAAATCCGGGCTTCGGAATCAGGTGGATCCGTTCGCCACACTTCCGACACTTCAGGGGTCTCTTAGCCATCGTGGGCTCGGTTGCTCGAGCCGCACGGATGCCCAACCCGCGTAAAGCGGGGGCAACGTGCGGCCATCGCGAGCTTCGGCGACAGACCGCTGCCGGCTTCATTCGGCGGGATCTTCGTCCCGCCGCCCCTTGTCGCGCTCCCCAGCGTTACGCCGCGCGCTGCCTGATGAGGGCCCGTGGTAGGCAGATTTCCCCGTGCGCGCCACTGTAGACACCCCGTCCGCGCCGGAGGCGCCGGCGGGAAGACGTGCGGACGACGGAGGGTGGGGAAACACCGGCTTTTCTCGGTTGAAAAGCGGCAACGGCTGTCTATAATTACAGGCAGCGTTGGTGTGGCGACACCTTCCGCAAGTCGGGACGTCAATCCCGCATGCGACCCCCCCTGGCGGCAGGCCGGTTAGGCCACCGAGTCCTGCGTCAGGGGGTTGCATTTCTACTCCCCCGCTTTGGCTTTGCGCAAGACTTGACAGAATCAGCGGGCTGAGCGGTCCCTCTCAATTCGGCGATTTTCGCGGTCTGGGATTTGAACGCCCAGTTCACGCGGTCGTGCTCGGCGCGGGCATCGTGCAGCGTCAGTTTCGCCTGCGTGAGCTCCTTCGAGAGCACGCGCAGATGAGCTTCGGCCTGCTGCAGTTCGGGGGTCACCCGCCTGCTCCCACTTCTGGCTTCACGGGCTCCTCGCGACCGACGACCTCCAGCGTGTCGTCGATCAACACAAATCGGACCTGCGGAAGCTGGTCGCCCATTCCTCTGATCGCATTCCGGATGCGCTCCCCCTCGGCCTCGCTGATCGGACGCGTTGAACGCAGGATCACCACGTCGCCCGGCTGGAACGCGCGAATGATCTGCACGCCGAACGGGGGCAGCGGGGGCGAATCTTCAAGCTCTCGAGCCAGCCAGCCCGCGCTGAAACCGACCAGTTCGCTGAGGGCATCGGATCGCATTGCTTCGGTGCCCCCGCTGACGGCCAGCAGAGAAGCCGCCGGGGGCGAATCGACCAACGCCAACGCTGGGTAGCGATCCCGAAGATAGGCCAGGGTTTTCTCCCGCAGTAAATCGCTCATACGGTGCTCTCTCCATCCGGTGATCCATGTCTCAGGCAACGATCACGGCGCAGCGCCCGGCCGCAATGGCAGACGAGCTCGGCCGGGTATTCCCGCTTGCCGATCAGCCGGTGCCACCAAGTGCGCTTCTGTCCGGGCGCCAGAAATGTGTCGGGGTTGTAACGCACGAGCTCCGCCTGCGCCTGCCGGTGCATCTTGCGACGCAGGGCGTCGTCGGCCCCGGGTGGGACCGGAATCGGGGGCGGAACGATCGGTCTAGCCATACAGGGACGCGTCCACTTTGAGCTTGCCGCGGGTCTTTGCCTTCAGGCGATACGCGAAATTCTCCGGAATCACTCCCACTTTCACCCAGTTCCAGACCCGCTGTTTCGACACGCCAAGTGCTTGGGCGAGCTTGATCTGGGTGCCGTAGTAGGCGACCGCGGTTTCGGTTTTCATTGGCGCGCACCCTCTCACACATTTCGCACTTCGGTCAAATTGATTTGACTCGGACCGCGAATCTGTCGTACTACTACCGCCTCGGGACGCCCCGGCAGGCGTCCCTCGAATCGGGGGCAAAGCATGGATCCAGGCATCGGAACGCTTCGCGCTTTTCACGGCGACCCGGCGATCAAACAGCGGTACGTGGAGCGCGTTCGGGCGCACGCGGCGGCCGACGAGATCATTCACGGACGGTACTGGGAGAACGGCCGCGGCTGCGCGGTCGGACGCACCATCCACAGCAGCGATCACAGGGCCTTCGAGATTGAGCTCGGCATCCCAAGGATCCTGGCGCACCTCGAGGACCGCATCTTTGAGCGCATGGATCGGGAGCGCGCCCGTGAGTTTCCGGGTGCCTTTCTGCGTGCGATCGAGCCCGGCGCCGATCTTTCGGCCGTGCCTTGGCGGTTCCTCATCTGGTTTCTGAGTGAAATTCTGCCGGAGCGCGATCACCCCGAGGTGTTCGAGGCGGTGCTGGCCGCGAGGCAGTTTCTCGGTCCGCTCGCTTCGGGTCGATGCCTATCGGAGACTGAGATTTCGGAGGCGGCACGTTGCAGAAGTCGCAACGGCGAGCTTTTCCAGCGGGCCGTATCGCTCTCATCGGAGGCGGCGTTGCTGGCGGCGCAGGACGCCCTGAATGCCGCGCTCTGTCCGGACGATATGGTGCGGTCGGTCTTGGTCGCTGGAATGCTGCGAAGCGTTCCGAGTGGGGAACCTTTCAATCGGATGTCTCAGGCGCTCCTGGCGTTCCTGCGCGCCGCGCCGTGGCCTGCTGTCATCACAAGGGAGAAGTGACCATGCTCATTTTGACGCGTCGTGTGGGTGAGACCGTGATGATCGGGAACGACGTCACGGTCACAGTGCTCGGGGTGAAGGGGAACCAGGTGCGGATGGGGATCAACGCGCCCAAGAACGTGGCCGTTCACCGCGAGGAAATCTATGAGCGGATCAAGCGCGAGCAGCGGGATACCGCAGCGGCGGTCGGCTGCAGTGACCTCCAGCAGCTCGGCGTGGATCGGCCGTGAGTGCTTCAACGCTCGGCGCCTGGCAGATTGCCCTGCGTGACCGACGCGCTGCGTCGCAGGCGTGTCCGCACTGGGATTATATGAATCCGAGCCGCGACGACGAGCATCCGTGCTGCCTCGCACTTCAGATCGCCACGCAGGCGGTCGCTGACGCGAAGGCGGCTCATTATGCCGACCTGCGTCGGCCAAGAAAGGCGACTGAGCCTGACGAAATCCTCGCCCAGGTGAGGGCGACGTGAGCGAAAACCAGCGTGGCTCACGAGGCAGCGCCCCCACCCCCGACGAGCGGGGCGCTGCCGGATCTGTCGAGCCGACCGATGGCCTTTGGCAGGTCGACGGCCTCGACCGCACCACCGTGTTCGCGGAAAACATGACCGGCGTGGCCGCGTGTGCTCCGGATCCCATGTGCGCCGATCACTATGCTGGCGGGGTCAAAGGCGGTCACTACTTCTCCCCGCCGACCTCCATCGAAGAACGGCGGGCTAACGCCCGATACTGCGCCGAGGCAAAAATAGCCGTTGGGCTCCTGCAGCTTTTCGTCGACGTGGAGTACGACTTTGGTCCGGATGACGAGGCTCAGGCCGCCGACCCCAATTCGCTCTACGCCATGGTGACGGCTGCTCGGCATTGTGTTGCGCGCGCGAGGGGCGTCGAGTAAATGGCGACCGAATGCTTCTGTCGGTCCTGCGGAGCCCACCTGTCCTGCGACGCCTGCCGGGCTGGCGTGGAAGGCGCCCACACGCTCGGCGAACTGACCTGTCTGACGTGCGGCTGGCAGATCGATATTCGTCCGGCCGTCATGGCGAAGATCGGTGGGCGGGCCTGGTCTGTCGTCGAGTACAACGCCCTCGCTGAGCAGCTCCTGCCGGACCCGGTCACGTCCGCCCCTGCTCGCGAGGAGATCGGGAGCATGGCCGAGCTCGAATTGATCACTGGATATCGGCCGCCCCCGCTCGCTGGGATCAAACCGCGCGGCACGCCGCCTTTCGATGCCGCCCTAAAATTCTTCAGGAGAAATATTTGAATCATCCGACCAGGCCGAAAGTCACGATCACGGCGTCGCTCGAACTTGCCCGCGAGCTCCACGATGCGCGCGAGGCGCTGCAGCGGGCGCGGGCGCGAGTCCACCTGCCCCTGGACTGCATCAACCTCGATCGGCTCATGGTCGCGGTGCATGGCGCTCTGAATCGAGCCGCGAAGGCCGACGCCGCTGCGGCTATGGCTGCCGCCGCTCAACCGGAAGGAATTTCGATTGGTCACGACCCGTCCAGCAGTCACGATTGACGGCGAGGTGGCTGGGGCCGCCGCCGATCACAATGACAAAATGAATCGGGAGGCGACCCGCGACTGGAACGCGCGCCTCGGGCGTCCGCGCGCCACCGGGCAGGAGCTTGCGGTGCGGGCCGAGGCCCAGCACCCGGCCGCCCTGCCGGTCGGGGTTGATCACCCGATGGCGGTCGATCCGGTGGCATTCAAGAAGTCGCTGGAGGTGCGCTCGCAGAATCGGAACGCGTTCGTCACCTGGGTGAAGGACGCCCTGGTCGAGGGCTACGACTATGGGCGCATCCACTTCAAAAAGAAGAAGGACTGCGCGCTGGGCAACGCCTGCAAGGACCCGTATCACTTCACCAAGGACACCCTCTTCAAGACCGGCGCCGAGAAAATCTGCGGCATGCTCGGGGTAACGCCCACGTTCCCGAATCTGGGGCGGTACGAGGAGGCTGCGGTCACCGGTGTGCAGATCCACTCCGTCATCCTGAAATGTCAGATCCTCGCGGCGAATGGTGCGGTGATCGCCGAGGGCACCGGCGCCCGGTCGCTCCAGCAGGAAAACGGCGATCTGAACAAGGCGCTGAAGATGGGTCAAAAGAGCGCACACATCGACGCCACGCTCCGGCTCGCTGGGCTGTCGGAAATCTTTACGCATCCGGACGCACCGCCCGCGCCGCCCGGCCCCGACGAGCGCATCGACCTGTCACGCGTGCCGTCCGGGCGGTTCAAGGGCGAGCTGTGGGCGGACGTGACGCAGACCTACTTGGACGGCGTGCTCGCCTCCAGCAAGACGCCTGAAGCGCTGAAGCGCGAGGCGCGCGAGGAGCTCGCGCGGCGTCCGAAAGCACCGCCCCTGGAGTTCGACGATGACATCCCGTTCTGAGGCGCTCTGATGGACGCTTTCGACCTCAAGCTGTCGCGTAAAATGCAGAAGCTCCTGCGCCGCGTGGAGCAGTTCGCGGAGAAGGAAATGGGCGAGCCGATGGGGCTTGCGCTCATCGTGTTCCCGTTCACTCGGCCTGGAGAGCCACCGCGAATAGCTGAGTATCAGTACGTCAGCAACGTACCGCGCGCGCATATGCGCCGTTGCCTGCGGGCGGTCGTCGACAAATGGGACGCCGGAGTGCCCGACGTTCCACCGCACCAAAAGCAATGAACGCCGCGATCGCGCTCAAACCGAATGACTATCTGCGCGCCGCCCGGTGTCCGCCGACGCTGACATCGCAGACCTTCGGCCTGTGGGAGATCCAGCACCGGCAC